TAAGCTTCTTTTTCATACCCATCATCCGCTTACAAAAACTTCTACGTCTAGCGGCTGCTTTTGGAGACTTCTTAGCTTCCTTAGCAGATACAGGACGCTTGATATTTTTCCCCTGTCTACGCAAAGATGCACGACCTTTACGATTAAGTCCACCTTTTGAGTCTTTACCCTCTTTACGTTGCCATGCTGGTGACTTAGCCATTACGTCCTCGCATAAGTTGGTTTCTTGCCACCGCTAGCTGGTTTGGTAGCACGTTTACGAGCCACAGCTTTCTTTTTAGCGGCTGGACTCATAGATGCCGCTTTTGATGAAGGAACACATTTAGGATAGCCACGACCATCACCTTTAGATCGCCCACACTTAGGATGCTTGCCATCTTTCTTTGTGGATATATCTACCCATTTCTCATCAAACCACTTGGTGAGGCTCATGACTTATATGTACCCCCCATTTTCTTATACTGTTGCACCAGTTGACCAGACGCATAAGCAGAAGGCCATTTCTTGACCCTTTTCTTAACAATAGCTTTTGCTCTTGCATATAACGCTGGATTAGCTGGTTTAGCCATCTTTACGCCCTTGTTCACACCTTGCTTTTATAATAGCAACTATCCATCTAGCACCTTCAGCATGGGCTAGAGTTTCGATTCCAGTTCCCGCAGGATATACGTTATTCGTTGTGAGCGATTCCAAGTAGTGTAGAAAATCTTTTCCGATACCACTGCCGAATAGACCATAGGCTTTACTATTAAGGTCTTTGTCAACTTCTTTGCTGTATCCACGACCATCGACTGAAACATTCATTCTCTCCTTCATTGTGGCATTCCTTGTTGAGCTTGCATTAGCTGTTGCATTGTTTGTACATTTTCTTGTACTTGGCTTGCTTCAGCTAAAAGCTCCTCTTGAACACCGAACTTAGCGGCAAGATACTTAATAACAGCTTCCTGATTGTACAGAAGTGGCGTTATTTCAGGTCCGAAAGTAGAGGCGACTGTCTGTTGGAAGCGGACAAAATCAGACACGTCTTGCTGGTCTTGCGCTCTCAGTAGGGGAGATACTGGCACAATACGCAGTTCTCTGCCGTCTACTTTCGGTATGTCTAACAGCCCTTGCTTTGTGTAGATGTGTATAACTCTTTCTACAAGAGGCTGTAAAAACTCTTTCTGCATACGTCCAGCTACAGCACCCATATCTCTCGATACGTCAGCTAGCCTTTCAGAAACCTCTGTTGCAGAAAGTGGTGTTCTTGCATTTGGTCTGGTGTCTAACTCATCAATAAACAATGCTTTGCGTACATTCCTACGCATATCATCTAAAACAAGCTGTGCTACATCAAAACGTCCAGCACTTTGCAATGGCGAGATGCTAGACCCCGGACTTCTAGGTATAAAAGTTCCAGGCTGTATAGTTATGTTGTCTGGGTTAAACACACCATCATCATCATAAATATAGCTACCAGCGATAGCCATTTCAGCATTTTCAAGAATAAGCTGAACAGTCAGATTAAGTGTTTTGATAGCTGGCATTGCTTGAAGTACAGGACCTCTACCCCATACTTCAAAACCAGACTTAGACCAACGTGTAGTAATCCACGGTATAGAACCACGACCCTTAAAAGTATCTTTGATTAAGATTTCGTTATCTGTCTCAGATATTAGATAATATGTGTACTCGTCTTTAAATCTGTTAGTTTCATCATAGATGGTAGCTTCAACAATCTTTGTTTTACGAGTAGGATTGCGTTTTTGCTCAGACATCATTTTGTCAGAGTATTTTGCTTTAGGATATCTATGCTTTACCTCTGTGATATCCATGTTGCTGTTCCAGCGAAACCAGTCTGATACTCCATCCATTCGACCCGGCAACAACGCCAAGTTAGTTGGCGGTACAGCAGAGAAATGCAAGTCACCTTGAAAACGACCTTCTTCGCACAACAAGTTCATTGTGCCAATACCTAGGTCTTGAAGACCTTCATGCATCTCAGAATTAAAATTAGAATTACGCAAACCTTCGTGAATAAGGTCAGTAATCCTGTCCAACTCTTCATCCAGAGATTTGCTTCTTAGTTCGTCTGGAAACTCAGGACCGGGGGCGAGTCTAAATGCACGACCATTAGGAGGAAAAAAACCAAGTTGTAAGCGAGAAGCAAACTTAGGAAGACCCACAACAGCAGTTTCGTCATAGATGTTTTCTGTTCTACGATTTGCACTACTTTCTTGAAAGAAGCTCTCACGATGAGGAATAACGTAATCATATATTTCCTCCCACAAATCAGTCCAAGAGTTCCATCGACCCTTAGCCTTTTTGTATCTGTCCATGACACGCTTTAGCTCTTGCTTTGCGTCACCACCAGAAACGGTTGGATTTCCGTCACCTTGTCCTGCACCGTACATGGTAGCTCCTTAGTTTCTTATAGAACCGCTAGTTTGGGGTTGAGAAGAACCCATTTGCTTTCTTCTAAAGCCCGTAAAGCCCTCAACGTCTTCCTCTTGAAGAGAACGCTGACCAGCAAGATTTTGCCTTCTGACCCTATCTTCCCTTGCAACTCTTGCTTTTTCGTCAGCTTCTGCTTTAGCTAAACGTTCTTTTTCAGCTTTTTCTGCCGCAAGTTGCTCTTGGCTTTTGCCCGGAGCTTTAGGTTTTGAAAAAATACTACCCACAAGAATCTCCTTTGTCTTTTTCAAACATGATTTGCGCTCCATCTTTAAGCAATTCACAATATAGCTGATAAGGTGTTAATACCCAGAACTTATTTAAGCCAACTATGTGTTTGATAAAGGAAACGCAATACATCAATCTAGGCATATATATAGGTTTATGTTTAACCTCAACATCCAAACATGTCCAATACTCCATCATTGTATTGAATAAATCGTCAGCTTGCTCATCTTTGTAGTTTTCAAACCTAAAACCGTGAGTAGTAAACTCGTATTTAGTCCATATTTTGTTTTCAACATCAAATTTAACTGCAAAAACGTGGCTAAAACCCTTCCTGTGCTTAGTAAAAAGCTTCCAAATACCTATGTTTTCGCTCTCACAGAAGCAAATTATCCACTTCACAGTCCTGAAACCCTTCTTGAGAGCCTGTTCCTTGCTTTTAAACGTGCAAAGGGACTACCACCTCGCTCTACGGTGGTGTGAGAAGCTGGTTTATTGCCCCCAAATATCACTTTTCTGCCTTCACCCCCACCCATAAAAGCATATTGCAGTGCATCATGTATGTGAGAGAACCTGTTTTTGCTAGGGCGTTCATCATAACGTTCACTGCCCATATTATATGTGCGCTTGTACTGATAGCCACCTTCGAACCCTGCTATTAAAGTGGTACAATTCGGGCTTACAGTCATACACGGATAGCCATCTGACATACGGTTTAAGACACCTTCGACTGCTTCCACTCGCATAACTGCGTCATTACTTGGAGCAGGGTGAGCATTAATGCCAGCCGCACGTAATATCATAAACGGCGTTTGCTCAGATGTCTGCGCCATTTGATTACCAGCAGGATCACCAACAAACTTGAAAGTATGTTTGTCCCAATCGTTCCTAGCGATTTCCCTTTTAAGGACTTCAGCGAAACGTCCTGCGCCCATATCCTGACCAATAACTTCATGGAATATCGTCCACCTTCCACCAAAGCCCTGTTGAGTAAAGACAGCACTTGGAGTTCTACCAAAGTCGATACCAACTATTATATCTATACCATCAACAGGCTCAATAGGGGACTTTGATACATGCGTCTCTTTCCTAAAGGTCTGATACACTGGTTTGCCGTCCATTAGGGCTTGGTACTCATTCAGCACATACACCTTCACCCATTGAGGCGTTTTACCCAAAATAATCTTATCATAGTAATCAGGCTGTATGTTGGCTGTGTTCTCAGCCTTGCTGTTCTTCTCATACCCTATTAAAGAACCGCCTTCCCCACGCTTTTCTTTCATAGCCCCAGCTTGTGAGAAAAATGTCCAATCATCAGGCTTAACCAATAACAGCTTTTCTTCTGCTGGCATGTACTCAGGAGCAGGCACTTCACCAGCCATAATGCCCCACCAATGCGTTTCATCAGGAGCATTCGTGTCCATGATAACGCCAAACCAACTCGGACCACCATCACGCATAGAAGGGAATCTGCCAACACGCATCGTACATGCATCAACGATAGACTTTGGAAGCTCTCTAGCCTCATTGAGCCAAACTCCCGTTAGCTCCAATGACAACAGCTTCTTTACGTCCTCTTGCTTGTCCAATGCTAAAAAGATGACTTCTAACTCAACGCTAGTCTTATCAGGCAATGAGAAGTTGACAAGATGAGTGTAGGGAGGACTCCACACAAACTTGCCAACTTCATCACCGAACCAATCCCTCCACGTCTTAATGGTCGTGGTCTTTAACTGAGGATTGGTATTGCGAATAACTGCCCACCTTGTTCTGCGTACCCCAGCAGAATTAGGGGCTTGGTTGACAGCCTTCCGCATTATCTCCATGCAACAAGTCACGGATTTGCCAGAACCAACAGGTCCTCTAATACCCCGTACAAAAGACTCACTCTTCATAAAGGACTTGGCTACTGGACCTGGGGGCTTATAGTCGAGATTCATCTAGTAGAATAACCTCTGCTTTACACCCTTTGCCGCACCAAACAAACCACGTCTTGCAGCTCTACTGGTTTCACCAGATGTACTCACAGATGCACTTCTAGCGGCAGTCCCACCTGTAGAAGCAGAACTACCACCATCTCCATTAGAGGAAAAAGTATTAGCTATGTTTGGACTAGAATCATTACCCTGACCAGCACCAACAACTCCAGTAGTAACATATCTGCCTGTAGCCGTTCTTCTAAACTGCGGCTTTCCACCAGAAGCCAATAAATCTAACTGCCTCTTAAGGTTAGCTTCCGCAATCTTGCCAGTAGCAACACCACCAATACCAATCGAGGGAAGCTGGGGATTAATCAACCTGTTCTCAAGTTGCATCCTAGCCGCATCCCTCATTCGGTCTTCGCTACCATATAACTCACTTACCTCTTGGCTTCTAAAATCATCAACAGTTTTAGCACCAGCACTGGATGTAACAGCATCTCCAGATGAAGAACGAACTATGCTTCCACCACTGCCTCTAGCATAATAACCCTTTCGGTCTTCTTGCTCGGCAAGCTGAACACGAAACTCTTCTTGCTCTCTTTGTTTTTTGCGCCTAGAGGACTTCATCGGTGCATCATCATATCCACCACTCTGCCAGCCGCTAAAGCCACCGCCACCCCCGTCACCAGAACCACCACCCATAATCACTTCTCCTTTAAAAAAAATATTTCAGTTAATAAAGACTTAATGAAGTCTATTTCGTGTGCAATTCACCTTCTATGGGTTCAGTGCTGGTTTTCCAAGGCGGTACTTTATATAAGCCAAACTAGCAATGGGACCCCTATTTCTAGTCAACGTTAAAGTTTATCTGCACAGCAGTAGAAGGAGTCTTCACTACGTCCTGTCTAAATCCTGCTCTGTCCATCAAGTCTCTAGCGGCTTCAAGCCTTACATACTGTGACTTACTGTTCAGCAGTTCTCTCATCGTTGCCATCGCTTGTGTTGCGTCCCATCCCAAAGTCATCATAGCCAACTGTTGTCTGTACTCGATAACATGTTGTTTTTTCAGGGTTGTGTAAGCCCAAGCTTTGTTTCTACCCAGTGCTTTAGCGGCTTCACTTGGGTTGCAACCGTTATGCAATATCATATGCACCAAATCAGCTTGCGGTTCAGTTAGTTTCTCGTTACCCGCTTGAGCTACTGGAGCATGTTTCTCTATCTCATCCATTGGGACGATAGAGCCTTTATACTTCTCTTGCTGTTGTTTATCTGCTGTTGTCATTTCCAAGACCCGATTAGCTACGGACGTATTATAAGTACACTTCGGATATGGCTGTCAACTCACTTCTTACATCTCACTGTCTTATCTATCTTTTATAGGTGGATTTCGACAGTATTAATCTCAAGTAGAGTGTCGAAATCAACTGTTTCGCACCCCATCGAGGGGTACTCACAGTA